ATGAGTAATGTAAGCGAAAGTCAGAAAAGAGCTCAGAAGAAATATGATGAGAAAAATCGTAAAAAAAGAACCTATCTGTCTCAGCGAAGTACATCTAGGGGCTTTATCAGGAATAAAGCTACCTTAGAGGATTTAGAAGAACTAGCAGAATTAATTGAAGAACGCAAAAAATCCCTAGTCGATTGACTAGGTTTTTTTTATTAAACAACAAATTCTAGAGGGAATTGTTGTTTAAGCCAACGTTACAAAATTTAATGTAGTCAAGCATAGTTAAATTATTGGTGCTTTTTGATATAATCTGATACATTATGGTTAATCTAAATTAATTATTTCCAAATTAAGCAAAAAAGTAATAAACTTTTTAAAATAATATTGACTATCTCAATATATGATGATACTTTTACGTTAGAAAGAGGGAGATCTTTATGGAATATTTAGAAATTGAACAAGTGACTAACTGGCTTTTATCACATCAAAGTATGACGCCAAAAAAATTGCAAAAAATGCTGTATTACTGCTATTCATGGGGGCTTGTATTTTTTAATGAAGATGGTTCAAATATAGAAAATAAGTTGTTTGATGCAAAATTTGAAGCGTGGGTTCATGGACCAGTAATTGCTGATATTTATCACAAATATAAAGAATATGGATTTAACGAAATTAAACAAGTAGATAAACCTGAGTTAACATTGACAGAAGATGTAGAAGATTTGTTGAATCAAGTTTTTGATGCTTATAGCCAATATAATGGCAATGAGTTAGAAGCTTTGACTCATGCTGAACGACCATGGATCGAAGCAAGGGGTGATGCCTCTCCGCTTGAACCAAGTCATAGTGTATTAAATGATAAAACAATTTATGAATTCTATTATCAAAGAATGGTTGATTAATTTTGAGTGCTAAAAAAAGAAAAAAGATACCTTCTCCTTTAAGCTCTGATAAAAAAATTAGTATCGTTAAACAGCAAACCAATCTGCCTTATACTGACTTTTCTTTTTGTTCAAATTATCCATGGCTTTCTTCTGTTAACTTATTGAAACAGCATGGTTTTACAAATTTTCATTTTAATCCACAAAAATGTGTAGAAGATATGGTTCTAATAATACATGAGATTATTCCTTTTTTACACCAAAATAACGAAGGAATCTTTAAATTTAGAAATTACAGACATTGCCATTTAGTTGATGAAAATAAAATAAACATATGTAATACTATATTTAAAATGGTCACCAATTATTCTCCAGAACAAACAATTGACGCATCTTGCAAATGGTGGCAAATCGGCATCAAACAAGGAGTTAGGTTAATTGGATTATATAACTCAAATACAAAAACATTTTATCCAATATTTGTTGACTGGCACCATTTGTTACATCCATCAGAAAAACATAATCAGTTAGACTATCGTAACTGTAAATATAATCCAACAAAAAGGCCCTAGTCAATTATGACTAGGGCTTAATTCGTTAAATGCCTACTTTTTTAGCAATTTTGTCAACCTTGTCAGCCAACTCTTGTAAATTAACAACAGGTTGTTGTAATCTAATCCACCATGGTGCTTTGTTATCCCAGGTATATTCTGGAATTTCTTTTCCATTATTTTTACGATAAACTTCCTTCAAAATATTAATTACATCAGGATGACCGATGTATTC